GTTCTTGCCCAGGCTGATCCTGCGATTGACCCTGAAACCCATTATTCACTCCTCTTACTCGTCGGGCGTCTCGGTTTCGAGGCGTGCGTTCGGATCCCTGTTGGCGGCCACGTCATAGTCTTCGGGGTGCGCGGCGATACGATCAACCAGGTCATCCGAGATTCGAGATTCGCGCTCGCTGACGGCTTGAGATGAAATCGATCCGCATGCTGCAGCTACCAACGAAAGCGCATCGGGAAGGCCGAACAGTGGTGCGAGGCGGTCAAGCTCACTGATTGCCCAGCTACGCTTACCGAGTACTCGGTCGCTGACATATCCTTTGGAACGTCCCTCAAGTGCCTTGGAGAGGTCGGCTTGGGTTATTCCTTTGGCTTCCATTGCCTGGCTGATGTATTTGCAAATCACCATGTCGGTGCGTGTAGTGCTGCTATCCATACTGATGACTGTATTCGAATTTTCGGGAAGTTACATCTTTTCACCGTTCGGCGTGTTGAAGTTGCCATACCGAATATTCGGGAGTACATTGTAAGCATGTTCACCGAATATCCGGTAAACATCGAAAGGAATCCCGAATATTCGGGGAATGGAGGTGATGTGACCAGCAATGAATATGTGACGCAGGCAATCAAGGTCAGGATGGCTCGACTTGGAATCACCCAATCCGACGTCGCTGATGCAGTTGGAATCAATCGCGTTGTCATGAATCGGTATATGCGCAATCAGCGTGAATGGCCGATTCGAGTCCTCGACAAGATTGCTCCAGCACTGAGATGGAGGGATGGTCTTGACATTTTTATCGCAGCAAATTCCGAAGAAAAAGATTCAGAGGCAACACTCATAAAAGCATGAACAGGAAGGAGAATCCAGTGGACAACGAAATCCAGACTTTCGAATTCGAAGGCAACAGTTTCAGGACGCTCGCCGATGGCGACGAAGTGATGTTCGTTGCATCGGACATTGCCAAGCTGCTGGGTTATGGAAATGCGAAAGACATGGCGCGAAATCTCGACAGTGACGAGAAGGGTATGCACCAAGTGCCTACCCTTGGCGGATTGCAGAAAATGACGGTTCTTACTGAGTCTGGTCTTTATCGTGCAATTCTCAATCGCGAAGCCGCCTATGTCAAAAATCCGGAAGCGAAGGCGTTCGTGAAACGTTTCCAACGTTGGGTCACGCATGAGGTGCTTCCCCAGATTCGCAGGACCGGCGGCTACATCCCCACGTCCGAGTCGGATTCGGACGAGGACATCATGGCCAGGGCCGTGCTTGTCGCGCAGAAGACCATCGAGCGCAAGAACCAACAGCTTCAAGCCAAGGACGCGCAAATCAAGGTATTGGAGCCGAAAGCCCGGTTTGCCGATGCTGTCGCCGCGTCCGATGGCACGTGCCTGGTCGGCGAGTTGGCGAAGATGCTCCGGCAGAACGGGATGGACATCGGCCAGAACAGACTGTTCCGTCTTCTTCAGGCTGACGGGTATCTCGGCAAGTCCGGTTCGAATCGCAACGTGCCGACACAGCGTGCAATGGACCTCGGCCTGTTCCGCATCAAGGAGACCACCGTCACCCATGCGGATGGGCACACCACGGTCAGCCGCACTCCGAAGGTCACGGGCAAGGGGCAGCGCTACTTCATCGACCGGTATTGGGGTCGCGCTCAGCCGTCGTTGGAAGCGAGTGCGTGATGGTCTTGCAGCAGATGATGACCACCACACAGGTGGCGAGGCTTTTCGGGGCCGAGACGCCGGAGGAGATTCGGACGCGGCAGGGGTATCTGGCCCAGTTGCGTTTCCGTGGACAGGGTCCTCGGTTCGTGAAGCACGGGCGGATGATCCTTTATCCGGAAACGGCCGTGGCCGAATGGCTTGAGGAAGGCGAGACGAATTGCACAAGGAGTATTGCATGAACGACATTCGCAAGGCGTGCGTGAGGGCCGTGTTCGACGAATTCGACGACCATGGCGACGCCATCAGTCCGGCCTGTGGCGACTTATGGGACGAAATCGAAGCACGGCGTCCGCTCGGTCACATCGTCGGCTACGTCGACCTCGACGTCACCGATCTCGTGGACCTCATCATCAACACGATCAACGAGGAGCTGTGATGGCACTCAGGAGAATCGACGCGGAAACGCTGCTGACGCCACCCGTACCGCCGAAGGACACGGTGATCATGTTCGGTTTGACCGGCTATGCGATTCGCGTCACGGGCAAGGGCGCCAGCCTCATGGCACTCGACGTCGACGGAAGCCACGAGCTGGCGAGCATCGGAAAAGACCAGGCAAGGACATTCATTCAAAAAATCGGAGGCGCAAGATGACCGACAACGATTATCGCATCGAGGACGGGTCCGAAAAGGGAAGGCCGAACTACACGCTGCGTCGTGTGAAGTTCGCGGCCGCCGTGGTCGGTCTGATCGTGAGCGTGACGCTCATGCTCACCTGGCATGGCGGCGGTCTGCCGGGCGCGCTTGTGGTTGAGGGCGTGTATCTGGCCACGGTCCTGTGGCTGACGGTCAGGTTCGCTCCACGCGATGACGTGGATGGCGACGTCTGACCGTATCCGCCGGCGTACAAGGACGCGGACGGATGGCGGAGGCGTGTGTCCTTTCATCTCACATTGCATTTCACGCATTCACTCTCACGTCTTCCGCCGTCACACCGTCCGCTGCGGGTTCGAATCCCGCCGCCGGCGCTTGGCCGGACCGTCAACGCCGCCCGCATCCCCGCTTCGTTCAGCTTTCTTGGGGGTGTGGGAACGATGGGCGTGCTTCTTTGCTGTCATGGCGCCCAGCGGTCCGGCTCATATCAATCAATCTCATATCAATCAAGGTCAAGGGAGGAACCGATGAAGGAGATTCTGCCGCATTGGCATTTCAGTCCGAACGCTCCGGTCAAGGACGTCGGCATGAAGGGGATGACGCGTGGCGACAGGGCGGTGGCCGGCGCGTGCCGTCGGGCGATGGAGAGCGAGGCGTGGAAGGAGCTGGTGATTCTGGAATCGGTGGGCGTGCGGTTCACCGGACTGGTGGGTCGGTTCGTGTCCGAGATCGCCATGCCGGTGTTGGAGGTGATGCCTGGTGACAGTTTCCATCAGGGCGCGAAGGCTCAGTTGTCGCACATGGTGAAGACCAGGGATGGTGGCGAGACCATCCGCATCATCAAGACTCTCGCCGTGAAAGGTAGGTTCTGATGGCTGGTGAGACGATCATCACGGTGGTGGGCAATCTGACCGCGGATCCTGAGTTGAGGTCGACGAAGAACGGTCGGAGCGTGGCTGGGTTCACGATCGCGTCCACTCCTCGCACGTTCGACAGGCAGTCGCAGCAGTGGGTGGATGGGGACGCGTTGTTCCTCCGCTGCACCGTGTGGGGTGATCTGGCCGAGCATTGCGCGCGGAGTCTCGCGAAGGGCATGCGTGTGATCGCCCAGGGAAGGCTGACCCAGCATTCATGGGAGGACGAGCAGCATCAGCACCGAACTTCCATGGAATTGCAGGTGGACGAGATCGGGCCGAGCCTGCGATATGCGACCGCGCAGGTGGCCAAGGTGCAGAAGGGCACCGCTGGAGCGTATGGCAATCCGTCCTCCACTCCGGCGGGCTATACGGGCGGAGCCTCCGCTGCCGGTGCCTCGTTGCCGCCATCTGACCCGTGGGGCTCGCCACAGGGTGAATCGTCGTCGTTCGGTGATTTCGGCAAGCCGGAATCCGAACCGGATTTCTGATGAAAGGAATGGATCATGGGCATCACCATAGAGAATCTGCAGGTGGACGACCTGCATGCCAACCCGCATAATCCACGCAAGCAGGTCGGCGACGTGGAAGAACTGGCGTCGAGCATCCGAAGCCAGGGCATCAAACAGCCTTTGCTGGTCACGCCGAACGGCGAGACGGACATCGACGGACACAAGCAGTACCGGGTCGTGATCGGCCACCGCAGGCTCGCCGCGGCCAGACAGGCGGGACTCTCGACCGTGCCCGCGATCGTCGAGGAGATGGACGCGCGCCGCGAACAGGAAATCATGCTCGTGGAGAACACGCAACGCTCCGACCTGACTCCAGTGGAAGAGGCCGACGGCTATCAAGGGCTTCTCGACCTGGGCGTGCGGGTCAAGGAGATGGCCGAGAAGACGGGACGCAGCGACCGGTTCGTCCGCAGACGGTTGAAGATAGCCAGAATCCCGCAGGAGACGCGCGACATGGCCTCCGACTTCAGCCAACTGTCGCTCGACCAGTTGGACAAGCTCGCCGAATTCGAATCCGACCCCGACATGCAACGCGAGCTCGCACGGTCCACCGACTTCGAATGGACGTACCAAAGGCTTGTCAGAGAACGCGACAAGACGAAATGGTGCGGTGAGGCCGACAAGGCGCTCGCGAAGGCCGGCGTCAGGGTCGAGTCCTTCCCCGACGGGAAGAACTATTGGACGTTCGAACCGCGCGGCTACAGGCGGCATAACATCATTTCCTCCACTCGGGATCCGTTCTGGAAGCAGTTCACGAGCGAGGACGAGTGGCCGGAATTCTACGTCTTCAAAAACGATGGCGGCTACTGCCTGTACGCGCCGATTCCACCCGACCAGCTCGAAAGGGAGAAGAACGCGAAAACCGAACGCCAGGCCATCATGGCACGGGGGAAGGAACTCGACCGCAAGGCCAGGGACTTCGAGGCGATCGCGAGGGACACGCGTTTCGCATGGATACGAACCAACCTCCACGCGCTCACCCGTGAACAGACAGTGGCGGGAATCTGCGAACTCGCGCTCGCTGAGACGGTCGGCTGGCATTCGATGTTCGTGAGCCAGCCAAGCCATGGCGAGGGTGTCGTGGAGGCGCTCATCGGTTTTGGATGGAATCTGCCGATCACCGAGCATGACGGCGACCACTGGTCGTTGGAATGCAAGGAGAACCTCGACCAGATCCGCATGGTGTTGAGGGACAGGCCGCTGCGGATCCTCGACGTGCTGGCCGCACGCCAGGAGGACAATGCCTACTGGCGCTCGTGGCGTACGATGCGCGGCGTTGATGAGATGTGCGTCTGGTACGGCGCATTGGAACACCTCGGTTACAAGCCCAGTGCGGAGGAACGCGAGGCACTCAAGGGCGCGATGGCCGAAAAGGAGCAGGAATCATGAGCATGGAGAACGTGCGGAAGCTGCTGTACCAGGAATGGGACCTCGACCCATATGAGCTTCGCATCACGATGATGGTGGCGGACTGGACCGGCGATGACGGCAAAGGGTTCGCCTGCAGCACGAAGACCATCGCGGCGCGGCTGCATATGTCGGGCCGCACCGTGAAGAACAAGCTCAAATCGCTTCGTGAGAAGGGTTTTCTGGAATACGGCAACCAGCGTCTTGTGGAGGATTATGCGCCGAACCGTCGTCCGAAGGTGTATAACCTGCATTTCCCCAAGCGCGTGGGTGCACGCCGTGCACCCCAGAAAATGACAGGAGAAAACAGGGGTGCATATCACGCACCCCAAGAAACTGACGTGCATCTGGGGTGCACCTGCGGTGAATCTGGGGTGAATCTGGGGTGCACGCAGTATGCACACAATACTATTAATACTCCTAATACTATTAATACTATTGAGAGAGACGCGCGCGCGAGAAAACAAATCCCAATACCAGCCGACTGGAAACCCACCGAAGAACACCAGGCGCTCGCCGACAGGCTCGGCATCGACTGCGACGTCGAAGCGGGGAAGTTCAAGGACAGGGCACTCGACACCGGCGCCACGTCGGCCGACTGGGACGCGAAATTCCGCATCTGGCTCATGCGCGGCCACGAACTCGGATACACCACCGTCAAAAACCAGCAATCAGCGAGGAAGTACACGTGGGCGAGCGACGAGGTGAAACGCGTCATCGGCACCGAACTCGAAGGCACTGACGACTACATGGAGCTCGCGTGCAAGGTCGCGGACCTGCTCAACCAGGGCTTGGACCCGGACATGCTGCGCCGTCAGCTCGCGAACGTGCCCGGCGACGTATTGGCCGAACAACTGTTCGAACAGGAGGCGGCGGCATGAACGCCATGACCATCGCACACATGGCCGGCATCCTCACCTCGGCCATCCAAGCCGCCGACCGATTGGAACTCGACGCGCTCAAAGGCCCGGCGCTCGCCGATATGGACCTTGACCGCATCCGCGATATCAAACGCGACTGCTCGACCTGCATCAACCTGCTCGACCAGCTTGGAAGGGAGCGACGATGAGCGACCGGCAATTCCAGGAATCGAAACGCGTCGCCTTGCAACGTCAGGGCTGGCATTGCATGCGTTGCGGACGCAACCTGCACGACCTGAGTGTCTGGCCGGGCAGGAGCGGCCACCACCGGCAGTTGCGCCGTCGGGCCGACCCGACCATGCGCGACCTGCCGAGCAACATCGTCGAACTGTGCGGGTCGGGCACGACCGGTTGCCATGGTTGGGCGCACGCGCATCCGGCCGAGGCGGAACGGTTCGGCTACATCATCCCGAGCTGGCGTGATCCGCTCAACGTGCCGATACGCGACTGGAACGGCGACTGGTGGTGGCTGTTGGATGACGGCACGGCGCAACGGCTCACGCAAATCGAGATCATCGAATGGCAAAGCGATTGGAAGGAACAATCATGAGGAAACAGGACAAAGACTGGAATGGGAAGCCGGAGGCGCTGCTGTGGGTCGACGTGGAGACCACTGGAGTGGACCGCGACCTGGACGAACTGCTGGAGGTCGGGATGCGCTGCACGAGCGTGGACGCCACCGAAACGTACGGCACGCTCACCCGCCTGGTGAAGCCGCAGTGCCTCACGTTCGACGATTTCACGCCGGTGAGCTTCAGCATGCACTGCGATTCTGGACTGTTGTACGCCCTGGTGGACTCCGACCCGTCCAGAACCAACCGCAAGGCCGTCGCTGATGCGATCCTCGAATTCCTGGACGGCCTCGCGCAACGGTTCACGCTCGTGCCGGCCGGAACGAACGTGGATTTCGACATGGACTTCCTGCGCAGGCTGGATCCGGACATCGTGCGCCGCATGTCCTACCGGAAGCTGGACGTGACCACATTGCGCCATCTGGTCGACTGGTTCACGGACGAAAACCCCGGCGGGCATTCCAGCCATCATCGAGTCCGATGGTGCATCGAACGCGACATCGGCGACTACCGCAGCCTGTACAAGGCCATCACCGGAAGGACCATGTGATGATCCACGAACGAACGTCCTACTCGTGCGTGTGCGACGGCTGCGGCTACGAACAGTTCGATTGCTGGAGCGAGGACGCCGCGCTGGCGCAGGCGGTTGATGACGGATGGACGTACTACGAGGACTCGCATGGCAACTGGGAGACCTACTGCCCGGCCTGCCATCCCATGTACGTGTGCCACCATTGCGGGCTCAAATCCGACTGCAAGGAACCCGGATGGCAGGAGCGCGACGGCCACGTGGACTGCCCCAACCACCTGCACGCCGACTGCCGCGAATGCTACTGCCACGACATCGGCACCAGATACCGCCTCGAATACCAGGGCTGGAGCCACGAACTCGACCTGTGCCCCGACCACAATCCGAAAAGGAGCCGCGAATGAGCCCGAAACCCTACGAAAGCCTCGACGTGACCGCCAAGGCCAGCACGAAAGGCAACTGCATCATCCTGACCATCCGGGAAGGCCATTCCGCAGGCCCTTACGCATACCAGCTCACCAGCTACAGGCTCACGCCCGACAAGGCCGAACGTCTCGCCGACATGCTCGACACCGCATTGGACGAAGCCGAAAACAAACGAGAAAGAAACCAACCATGACCAACAGACCAATCCGCATCCACGTGGCGGCACACGCATGACCACCGCCGTGTTGATCATCCTCACCGCAACCATCATCATCGCCTACCTGGGAAGCCTCTAATGAAACGAACAGCCAAACACACCACCGAAACCATCGCCAGCATCCTCGCAGCCATCCTCACGACGGCCGCGCTCGCGGGCTGCGGGCCGCGCGGAGAGGGAACCTCCGAACCTGATCCACGGACCAGCACCGCATGCAAGCGCTGGTCTAACACGTCGATGCGAGAATGCGTTGTCGAACTGCAGGATACGCGTCGCGTCACCTGCGTCGACTCGACCGTCGGCATGAGCTGCGACTGGGCGCACGCCGACGGAGCCGACAAGGAGCCGACAAGATGAGCTACAACGTCGTCACCCAGGAAGGCGTCAGAACGTTCGAGGACATCGACGATGCTGGCGACTACGCGCAGGCCGTGTCCTTGAGGACTGGCGAGCCGGTCAAGGTGTTCCATGCCGAGACCGGACTCGTCGCATTCACCGTCCGCCCAACCACGAAGGACACGAAATGAGAATCAATTTCAACAGCAAGGATGGCGTTTTCGCCATCAAAGCCGAAAACGAAGAGGAAAAAACCCGGCTCAAAACGTCGGCGGTCGCCATCTGCAATCTCATCATCGATTTTTTCGACGGTGAAGTCCAAGAAATGAAGGCGGCGAAGGAATGAAACGCATCCCACTCAAGGACACAAAATGAGCAATCGAAGTTATTTGGTGCCAAGGCCGCCAGCGTTCGACCATGAGCATCCCAGACCGAAGGAGGAAGGCGAGGTGCTGTACTGCGGAAATTGCCAAAAATGGTACGTATCATGGTTTCCCCTCACCGAAGTCAAAACCATATGGGGCCGCCGCCCCGAATGGTGGATACGCATCTTCCACCGCAAACCATACGAGACGATCATCCAGCAAATACGAAGGGAAACGAAATGAAAATGAAGAAAACCCTCATGGACATGATCATCAAATGGCATCAGGCCGGATACAGCCTCGATGAGATCTCGCCACTGGTTCCTCAAGTCCCCAAAGAGGAAATCAAAGCGATAATCCAACAGCGCCACGAATAACAAGAAACCCGACCTTCCGGCCGGGCTCCTGACACCACCAGAAGACTACCACGCCGGAGGGAATCGAACAAATGAACGAACAAAACAACGAATCCCAACCAACCACCACCAACACCACCGCAACAAACACCAGCCAAACAACACCAGCGCTCGCCGGCGTGTGCCTCGTCTGCGGCGGAGAGTGCAATCTTCGCAACACGATGTGCGACAAGTGCGAGGCCGTAATGAGAGGATGGCTCCGCGACTATCCGTCACGGATCCAAGCCCTACGTGAGTTCCTGGACAGCACCGCACATTACGGTGGCCATCAGCCCGGCCGGACCAATTTGGCTTCGGCTCCGACGCCGGTCAGGTTGTCTGTGATCGACCATCTGCAGGAGATCGATGATCTGGCCGTCGCTCTTTGGCGGCGGTTGTATGCTCCGCCGGCCATGCCATGGGCCGATAGCAGGATTCATCCGTCTGTGTTGAAATGCCTGAGTATCTGCACGGATTGCAATCGTCTTTCACGATTGCCGGACATTGGTCTGATTTGGCGTGACTGGGAGCGGGTGGTGCGCAAGACGATGAGCATCATCGACGTGCCACCATCCAGGCACGGCATCGGCAGGTGCCTGAATCCTCTGTGCGGCGTGGAGCTGAGTGCAGAGGTCGGCGCGGTAAGCGTTGACTGTCCGGTGTGCGGCAACACTTACCGCGTGGTCGACGTGCGATTGGGGTTCCTGCGGGAGTGCATCGAATCAGGCAGGGCGTTCACGGCGGGGGAGTGCGCGGAGCTGCTGCGCGAATGCGGGTTCCAGTGCAATGCGAACACGATTCGCTCGTGGCGTAAGCGTGGCAGGCTTCAGCCGGCCGGTGAGAACGATAAGGGACGGCCATTGTACAGGCTTTCGGACGTGCATCGGCAGGTGCTGCGACGCGATTCGATTTGACAAAATCGAAAGTGCAACGCACAATTGTCAGTGGATTAGAGGGTCCAAACCGATACACACGGTTTGGACCCTCACTTATATCCTCCAATGGATTCTCCTGATTCACTTGGGTTGCAGTCCCGTCCTGTCCGAACGGCATATCGGACACGCTCCGCCCACTCCCGTCAGAGTGGGCATACCTCAATGTGGCAGGCAAGCCAATCCCGTGCTTCCGTGATGCGGTGATGCTCAAATCCGCCTGCCGGTATGCCTTCGTAGGAATCAGTGGTAGATCGTACCGGCCGCGAGTCTTTATTGGATTCTCTTCCTTGTGGCCGCGTGTGGACGCGGGTTCGAATCCCGCCGAAGGCACCCATGAAACAAACCCGGGGTAGGGGTATTCGCAGATGATGGGGAGCCCCTACAAGACCGGGAGTGTCCATATACGGGAGCCCCTATACCGGCATTCCAGCAAGCCAACGGCGAAGATAGTCGTCGGCAAATCCACGGCACCCCGGGGCTCATACATGCGGGGAGGCCACATGAGCAAGCGGCGCAACGAGCGTGTCAGCAACGGCTGGCGGCGCAGACAGCTCAGGGCAAGAGTGCTGGCCGCATACGACGTGTGTGCCATCTGTGGCAAGCCAGTCGACAAGACATTGAAGACACCACATCCGATGAGCGCCGAAGTCGACGAGCTCGTACCGGTCTCACGTGGCGGTGATCCATACAGCTTCACTAACTGCAGGCTCACGCACCGCAGATGCAACAGGTTCAAGAGCGACAAGACAGACGAACACGCACGAGCGCTGCTGGCTGGCAGACAGGAAGTGAAAGCAAGCTCGATGCCGTTCAAAACGTTCGGCATCTGACTCCGATACCAGGGCGGGGACCCCGGGTATGCCCCCTCCCGGTCGCCTCGGGTGCAGTGCCGATATTTCTCTTGAAATTTAAGCGTAACGAATTGTGTTACGCATACGTTGAATGAAAGGCGGAATATGGCCTTTTTCAAAGCGTCAGCATCTGACATAGAACGATTTAATAAATACTTCAGAAGCACTGACCCTAGTAAATGTTGGGAATGGAACGGTGCTCATCACCCAAAGGGATATGGCACATTCCGTCTGGCAAAGACGTCCGTTCCGGCACATCGCTTCGCATATGCATTGACTCATAACATGTTTATCCCAGATGGGATGGTGATTGATCATATCTGTCACAACCGTTCATGCGTTAATCCAGACCATTTGAGAGCAGTAACGGTTCAGGAGAATTCCGAATATCGTGTTTCCTGTAATAAGAACAGCAAATCCGGAATCCGTGGTGTCTACTGGCGTAACGATCGAAAAGCATGGCAAGTTGAGGTTATCAAGAATAGGAAGGCATACAAGAGAGGTCCATTCAAGACGCTTGCACGGGCGGAAGCTGCTGCAACAAGATTGCGCGAAGAACTCGGGTTCCTCACTGGTTTTGGAATGAAGGAAACGCAATGATTTGCGAAGTATGCGGTAAGCAATTTAGGCCAAGTGGCAAGGGCAGCCAACAGAAATATTGCTCCGCGAAATGCAGGCAGAAAGACTATCGGCGTCGGAAAAAGAACCGGCCCGCACAGGACCGGAACAGTAAGCCGCCCGTCAAAGCCGTGGAAACGAAACAGAAGCCGGAAAGGGATCTCGACCAGCGGAGCTTCGAGAGGATGATGGACGGCAGCATGCTGGACATGCTGCGCGCCAACCGCGACCGACTGCAGAAGGCCATGGATGACACGTCCACACCGGCAAACGCACTGCCCGCGATCAGCCGCCAGCTCATCGACGTATGCGAACGCATCGAATCACTCCAAGGCGGCGGTCTGACCGACCTGTTGGACGATGAGGAAGACGAGGTGACGGACGATGTCGGAGCGTCGATTGTCTGAAATCGCCAAGGTCCTCCGCCAGCCGGAAGGCATCGTCGGCAGCGAGTTCACGCGAATCAACAAAGCCGCGCGCAAGGCCGGCATCCGTTTCGACTTGTGGCAGCAGGGCTTCTTGTGGCTTCTGTTCGCCAAGAACGCGGAAGGCAAGTACGCGTGTGGCGCGGACGGCGCCGTGCTGTCCAGCTGCAGGCAGATCGGCAAGACCTTCACCGTCGGCACCGCGTTGTTCCTCAAGGCGATACTCACACCGAACCTGAAAGCCATCTGGACCGCCCACCATACGCGCACCAGCGACGAGACATTCGCGGACATGTGCGAGATGGAGCATAATCCAGTGCTCGGCCGGTACGTGGAACGCATCCGCAGAGCAAACGGCCAACAGGAGATCACGTTCACGTCCGGCAGCCGCATCATGTTCGGCGCCCGCGAGAATGGCTTCGGCCGAGGATTGCACAGCGTGGACGTGGCCGTGTTCGACGAAGCGCAGATCCTCACAGTGCGCGCGATGGACAACATGATTCCGGTTTTGAACACGAGTCCTAACCCCCTGGTCGTGTATATGGGCAATCCACCCAAGCCGGGAGACCAGTGCGATGCGTTCACGGAGAAACGCATGCACGCGCTGAACCATGACGGGAACCTCCTCTACGTGGAGCTCGCCGCCGACAAGGACGCGGATCCGGACGACCGCGAACAGTGGGCTAAAGCGAATCCCAGCTATCCGAAACGTACAAGCGAACAGGCAATCATGCGCATGCGCAACAACCTGTCGGACGATTCATTCCGTCGCGAGGCGCTTGGCATATGGGATGAGACCGCCACCGCGTACGCCATCAGCCCGGACCTGTGGCAGGCCGCGGCCATCGACGACGTGCCCGAGGGCGGCACGGTGAGCTTCGGCATCGACATGCCTCCGGACAGGAGCGTGCTGACCATCGGAGCCGCGCTACGGTACGCGGACGGTTCGGCAATCATCCAGATGGCGAACATCAAGGACGCGCGGCAGGCGGGAACCATGTGGGCCGTGGACTGGCTCGCTGAACGCTGGCCGAAGACCGCCAGCGTGGTCATCGACGCGCAGTCGCCCGCTATGAGCCTGCTGCCGGAACTGAAGAAGGCGCATGTGAGGGTCACGGTGACGAACATGCAGGAGATGGGCCGCGCGTGCGGACGCTTCCTCGACATGCTCAAGGCCGGAACGCTCAAGCATCCACGGGACGAATACCAGCCGCAGCTGGCCGCAGCCGTCAAGGGCGCGACCACGCGCCCTTTGGGACAGTCCGGCGCGATCGCCTGGAACAAACTCGGCAGCGATGTCGACATCACGCCGCTCGTGTCCACCACGCTCGCCCTGTACGGGGCGTTCACGACGAAACGACATCCGGGAAGACGACAGGAGGTGATGTTCTGATGGTGTTCTACATGGCCGACGGCACAACGGTAAGTGTCGCTCCGAAATTCACCGGCAGCAGCTACCTCGACACCGCAAGCGGAAACGTCGGCACCATCCTCGGCGTCGACGACGAGGACATGCCCATCATCCACGAACTGTTGCGCGTGTGGCGAGAGAAATACCCACGCAACCTGATCCGCGGAGCCTACTACGACTGCAAGGAACGATTCAAAGACTTCGGAATCTCCATCCCCGACCAGATCAAAAACAAGGTCGAGGCGATGATCGGATGGCCCGAACTGGCCGTCCGATCATTGAGCGACCTGAGCGACCTGGAAGGGTTCAGCGTATCCGGCGACGACACGATGGGCGTCAACGACCTGTTCGAGGACAACCAATTGGACGTGGCCACGTCAGAACTGATCGTATCCGCTTACAAGCACTCATGCAGCTTCCTGACCATCGCCGCAGACCCGGAGAATCCGGAACGAATCAGTATGATTCCGCGTTCCGCCGACTGGTCCGCGGGCATCTGGGACCGGCGCAACCACCGTCTGGCCGCCGCGTTGACCATCACCGAGGACGACAAGGACGGACGAATCTGCGCGTTCAACGTGTGGCTCCCCGGCAAGGTCTACGAATGCTCCGGCCACCTGACCCCATGGCGGGCGGAGAAAATCGAAACGAACTTCGACCAGCCGACTGCCGTCGCGCTCGCCTACGACAGGCAGATGGACCGGCCATTCGGCCACAGCCGCATCAGCCGTTCGCTCATGAGCCTCGTCGACGCCGGATTCCGCACCGTGGTCCGCATGGAGGCGTCGGCCGAATTCTATTCCGTTCCGAAACTCTGGTTCATCGGAGCGAACAGGGACGCGTTCAGCAGCAACACATGGACGAGCCTCATCCAGGCGATCAACGCGATCACCGCGGACGAGAACGGAGAGCTTCCCCAACTGCATCAGGTGCAGCAGGCGTCCATGACGCCCCATTCGGACATGCTCAAGACCTTGGCCATGCTCGTCGCCTCGCAGACCCGAGTGCCGGTCGACTATCTGGGCATCACGTTGGACAATCCGACCAGCGCCGAGGCCATGGCATCCGCCGAACGACGGTTGACGCGCATCGCTGACAAGCAGAACGTGGCCTTCGGACGGGAACTCAAACGGGCCATGGGCATCGCCGTGGCATTGCGCGAAGGCGCGAACACGATACCCGACTCCATGCGCGACGTGCATCCGGTATGGGCGCCCACAAGGGAAATCTCCGACGCGGCGCGCGCCGACGCGTTCACGAAGATCGCCGACAAGATCACCGGCTACGCCGACTCCGATGTCGGACTCGAACGTCTCGGCCTGACCCGCGAGGAAATCACCCGCCTACGCGCCGACCAGCAACGGCAGAAATCGGAACAACGCATCGACCAGCTCATGGACAGAAGCGCGGCGTCCTCGGAGGTGACGGATGGATCTGAACAATCTGGATCTGCCGGAACCGGCGAAAGCGCAGCTTCGTCAGAAACTGGAGAAACTGCATAGGGATTACGAGACTGATCTTGAGAATCTGACAGACGACGCCACCGACGCGATGGAATCCGCGAAACCGTTGGAACGACAAGACATAGTGCTCAGGTACACCCGCGATGCGTCCGAACGATCACGTAGGTACTACACTGACACCAGGAACCTGTGGCAGAAATACGCCGGCATCAAAATGCCGCCCTACGTCTCATCTACTTGCGACGAATATGAAGTGCTATACCGTCAGGTAGGCGGTTTCACTGGAACCGATTGGAATGGGCATAACTACACTAATTTGAAGCATGGCAACGCCAACGGGCTGACTGTTGAAGACCTTTGGCCCGACCTGAAGACGGTGGACGACTGGCAGCAGTTCATTGCCGACATGATGAGCAGGTCTGTACGATTGACCACGCAGAACAACCGCGACGCCGACGAGACGCATCCTGGATGGGCACGCGTCCCACGAGGCTCCAATCCTTGTGCATTTTGCGTGATGCTCGCCAGCCGAGGATTCGCATACACCAGTGAGGAAAGCGCGGACTTCGGCGGCTCTTTCCATAACGGCAAATGCCGTTGCATTCCCGTGTGCAGCTGGGGCAAGGACAAGATCTTCGGCTATGACCAAGCGAAGTATAAAGCCATGTACGATCAGGCCGTGCAAGCCATCAACGGCAACGCATTGGGAAAGAATTGGAAGTCCTCCGCCGAGGAAGCCGGAATCAAGTTGGATTCGGCCGACGCGAATGCCGTCACATTCGTTATGCGTCATAAGTTCCCTAAGCAATTGAGCGACGGGATCATGCCGAAGAAACGTGCGTCTTTCAAAGTCGAACATGATTTCACCGGCATGCGCGACGAGAAATCATTAAGCAAGAAAGGATGGGATGGAAGGCAGAAGGCGCTTGGCGTCCCAGTAGACGCAGACGTCCTTGAGATGCATGAAATCGTGTTCCTGGAACATTTCAAGTCACTCGGACAGCATTACGAATGGATTCCACGCGATACTTTGGGGCACAAATCGACGAATGATTTGAAATGGATTGAGCAAGACCTTGAGTGCGAGGTTAAGTCATCTCGGCAAAAACGCCCAGACTACGGATCCATTTCGAAGAACATCTCAAAAGCGGTATCCAAAGCCGAGCAGCATGGTGTCGTGAAGGATGCATTCATTGTGGATCTCACTGGATACTCGGCTCCGGAGAAACTGGTGACGCAACTTTCCCGCTATAACGCGCTGCATAAGAAAAACAAGATCAGACGTTTGTTCCTATTGGACAACAACGGGATGAGAGAAATCGAGCTGCAATAAAAACCCGGAGGCACTCCCGCACGAATAGGCTATTATTTCAAGTCTGCACGGGACCTCCGGTACTTCTATTTTACCAAAAACCATTGATTTCGGTGGATTGCCGGAGTAGACGAACGGACCCGACTGTAAATCGGGTGCTTCACAGCCACGCAGGTGCGAATCCTGCATCCACCACTCGACCAGCCGGTCCGGTTGGCGGCGACCATGCGCCGTATCGCGTGGGAGGACCATACAGCGCACCGTGGCGCGGTCGAACTCGAATCCACGGGAAACAGCAAGAAGGAGCACAGCATGTTCAACAGATTCCGATTCCCGGCCCGTATCCGTCTCATCGACGGCGGCGGGGACGAGGGCGGTTCCGGCGATAGTGGCGACGGCGGCGAGCCGAAATCGTTCACCCAGGAACAGGTCGACCAGATCGTCGAGAAAAGGTTGGCGAAGGAGCGCGGCAAGTACAAGGACTACGACGAGCTCAAATCAAAAGCCATGAAACTCGACGAGATGGAGAACGCCGGAAAGAGCGAAATCGACAAGCTTAAGGAATCGAACGCCGCATTGCGCAAGCAGATCGACGACGCCGCGGCCGAGAAACAGCACGCCGAATGGGTGTCCGAAGTCGCCAAAGACAAGGACGTTCCGGCCGAACTGCTCCGCGGCGGCAGCAAAGAGGAACTCGAAGCGCATGCGGACCTCCTGCGAGCGGCATTGCATCCAGCATCCAAGCCGCCGAGGGTGAAGAACCAGACAGGCTCTCCTTCGCACCAGAACAACAACAAGGACGCCGAAGAGCTCTCGTACATCCATCAGCTCCTCGGCAGATAACGACTGAAAGGACAAGCCATCATGGCGATGAAAACAGACCAGATCAAGCTCCCCGTGAGCGTGGCCACCGAAATCGTGAACAAGGCCAAGGACACCAGCACCATCGCGTCCCTGAGCCCCAGCACGCCGCAGATCTTCTCCGACGCCGACTACCTCGTGTTCAACGGCAAGAGCGAAGCCGAGGTCGTGGCCGAAGGCGCGGTCAAGAACAGTTACGAGCAGACCGTGGATTCCGTCGTGGCGAAGCGCTTCAAGGTGCAGACTACCACCCGCGTCACGAGCGAACTCCAGTGGGCCGACGAGGACAACCAGCTGCAGATCATCCGCAGCATCCAGGCGGATCAGGCAGCCGCTTTGGGCCGTGCGCTCGACTACGTGATCTACCATGCGATTAACCCGAAGACCGGCACCGCGCTTTCCGGATTCAACCCGTTGAGCACGTCCGCCGTGCAGGTGATCACCGGCGATGACGAAATCAGCAACGTGGACGCCCTGGCCGATGCGCTGAACGACTCCTACGACATCAACGGCGTGGCATTGTCCAAGACTTGGGCGTCCCGTCTGCGCAAGCTGCGCGTCCCCTCCACCGGCATGCGCTTCTATCCGGAGATTCCGCTGAACCTGCAGGCCGGCAGCCTGGACGGCATCACCGCCGCGACCTCTGGCACCGTCAACGGACGACTGGCCTCGACCCCGACGAAGGTGCTCGCGTTCATGGGAGACTTCAGCCTCATCAAATGGGGCATGGTCCGCGACCTGACCAGCGAGATTATCGCCTACGGCGACCCGGACCAGACCGGCGTGGACCTGAAGGCCCACAACCAGATCGCATACCGTACCGAAGCGATGTACGCGTTCGCCGTCATCGACCCGAACGCGTTCGCCGTGCTCAAGACCAAGTGAGGTGAACGATGAGTTTCCCCATCCAGACGCTTGTGATCAACCCTGCAGGCGAGGAAAAGCACACTGTCGGCCCGTTGGACGCGCAGGTGCGGCTTGTCAACACTGACGGCACCGCCTTCTCCGCCGGTTCCGGTGCCTACGAACTGCCGGAGGCCGGCAAGGACACCCTCGGCGGCATCAAGCAGTTCGCGCCCGAACAGACGATTGGCAACGTTGACGGCAACATCGTCAAGGCCGCCGCAGCCGCTCCGACCAAGGATGAATTCGACAAGCTCGTCACGGCTTTCAATACTTTGGCGAAACAGTTCGATGACACTATCACCGGCCTCGCGGCCTCCGGGGTGATCAAGCTGCCGGACAAGAAGTGACCATGACGGACGAACCGGACATGTTCGCCACCTCCGACGATCTCGAACGGAGGTGGCACAAGCTCACCGACGAGGAACGTCAGAAAGCCGACACGCATCTCGCGGACGTGACCGAGTACATCAAGGAACGCTCGCCCATCTGGCGGCGGCTCCTCGACGAACGGCCACGCCTGCTGACGAAGATCACCTGCGACATCGTCCGCAGAATCATGCAGGCCGAACCGTACGACATTCCCGGCGGCATCACGCAGATGAACCAGACCACCGGCAGCTTCAGCGAACAATACAGTTTCGGAGCGCCCACCGGCGATCTCTGGCTGCGCGACGACGAGAAACGCATCCTCGGCATCAACGCGCAACGCGCGTTCAGCGTCGACATGGCAACGGGGGAGACGTCCTAGTGGAAACCATCGAAGTGTGGCGCGGCCAGTCCACCACCGACACGGACGGCAACCCCATCCAGGGCAAACCCGCCCGCGTCGGCACGTTCCAGGCGATGGTCGCGCCAACCTCCACCACCGACCAGACCGAGGAGAACGCCAGCCCGCAGACCACCGAATACACGATCCACATCCGCGGTAGCCAGCCGACAGGCATCCAAGCCACCGACCTGATCAAAGTCAGAGGCATCCTCCTGCCCGTCAAAGGAAAACCGCAAGTGTGGAACAACCTCCACGGACGCCACATAGGCGACGTCATCACCGTGGGCGAACGGGAAGGATAAGCATGGCCAAACGATGCAGATTCGTATTCAACCGCAAAGCGTTCAGCCAACAGGTCCTCAAAAACGAGACATTGCGCTCGCGCATGAGGGACGCGGCCGAGGCCGCCGTAGAGGATGACCGTTGCATGGTCCGCGACCATGACGGCAAGAACCGTAGCGGCGTGGCGATCATCTGCCCGGCACCGGTGGAGAAGGCGCACGGCACGCTAGAGGACACGCTCGGAAGGATGCGCGTATGAGCATCCCGGTCACTCCCCGGCGCACGGAACCCCTGCTCCTGCCCAAACTGAGGACACTGTTCCCGGACGTGACGTTCGACACCATCGAACGAAGCGACCTCGAACCTCCCTTCACCGAAGCCACGCTGGCCGACTCCATGCAAGGCATGAGCACCCCAATCTCGCAGTGCGTGCGGCTGCGGCTGAGCGTGCGCTGCATGAGAGAGGACCATACGGGCGACTGGGACAAGGCCGCACGCCTGTGGGCCGACATCGCGAGGGAGATCATCGGGCTTGGAACCGTCGCGCCGCTCATCGACGCGTCACTCGAATCCGGGCCGGTACGCATGACTGACGAGGACAAGAGGCTGGTGTGCGCGTACGGAGTGCTCCTGCTCGAGGTCACCGTCAACTGAAACACAACCAAAGACAACGTGCCGCCACACGCGAAGAACGGAAAGGTGCAGACGAATGTCTGACAACAACGAAAAAACCACCGTCGCCGCGCAGGGCGCGACCGACTACGGGTACGTGTCCAGCGGCAACACCGCAGGCAACGTGCGCCTGATCAAGAACTACGCGCTGTTCCTGTTCCCCAAGGGCGACAGCACGTTCACGGCCCCGACCGGAGTGGCCTGGACCCCGCCGGCAAGCAAGAAGCCGATCGGCTACTCCACGGAGGACGGCGCCGTACTGCATCCGGAACCGGGCGACAGCACCGACTACAAGGCCCACAACGGCGACATCGTGCTGTCCGACACGGATCCGGGCTACTGGACGCTCCAGCTCGCCGCCATGGAGGGCCGCAAGGATGTGGTGTCGGCCTACTTCGACGTGGACGTGGAATCCGACGGCGGCATCAGCATCAAGGGCGCCGGATTGAAGAAGGAGTGGATCCTCGTGCTGGTCGCGCTCGACCAGCGGGACCGCCCCTTCCTCCTGTACGGCACCAACGCGAAGGTGTCCGACCGTGACGACGTGAGCCTGAAATCCAGCGAGCTGATGAGCTTCAGCATGACGTTCAAGATGCTCAAGGGCACCAACGGCGAGCAGTTCCACGCATGGGGCCTCGTCACTGAAGACGCCGAGTAGCCCATTGATTCTTCCCGTGCGGCCGATGGCGGTCGGCCGCACGGGACACCCATTCAACCGCCAACCATTAGAACGGAGCCAACATGAGCGACAAAGAATACCATGTCGTGGACGTAGACCTGGACGACGCGGAGGAACTCAAACCCGACGTGCACCTCGAGGTCGCCGGCGTCAAACTCGACCTGCCGAACCTCAACAACGCGGAACTGCCCATCGAACTCGTCCAGGCCATCCTCCTGGTCAAAAGCAAGCCCGCATTGTCCGACGAGGAAACCACGGCCTGCGTGAGCACGTTCCTCGCCTACTTCCAGACGATGCAGCCGAACTTCTGGAACGTGCTGCGCAAGACCAAACGTCCGATGGCCTACCTCACCGCGACCATCAAGGCGTGGGCCGAGGAATCCGGACTGGACCCAAAAGCGTTTACCTCGCCCACCTCTGGAACAACAATCGCGCGGCACTAGCCTACGACTGGATCCGAGCGTACGGGCAGATCTACAGGCCCGTACGCTTCCGGGAATGGGTTGAAGGCCAACGTCCACGAACCGATTGGGGTCTCGCCTGGGCGTTGACCCGCGAAATCCTCAAAGACCATACGAGCCACTCGTGGATGGCGTTGCAGAACGCCGTCTACGCGCCCGACGGAGCCGAACAGGCGGTCTGGACGCTGTCCGGACAACGCCACCGCCCATGGTTCGACCACGAGCACGACCCGCTCCGCCCGCCAACCCCAGCACACAACCTCACCCGCCGTCAACGCGAGGACAGGGAACGGCTCAAAGCCTACTTCCACATCAACGACGACCTCTGACTCCGACCGCCATCGGAATCCCAACCTACGAATAAGGAAACACGATGGCAGCACAGGACATAGGCGTCGCATACGTCCACGTCGAACCATCCGGCAAAGGATTCGGCAAAAGCATCGAAGGCGACATCGGCGACGCCGTCAACAAAGCCTCCAAGAAAAGCTCCAACACCCTCATTTCGAAAATCGGCGGAGCATTCGGCAAAATCGGCAAGGTCGGCACCGGCGCGATCGCCACCCTCGCCGGCGGCATCACCGCATTGGCCGCCAAAGGCGGCTTCACCCGCGCCCTCAACATCGAGAACGCGCAAGCCAAACTCAAAGGCCTCGGCCACGACAGCGCGAGCGTCACCGAAATCATGAACGACGCGCTCGCATCCGTCAAAGGCACCGCGTTCGGATTGGGTGACGCCGCGACCGTCGCGGCCAGCCTGTCAGCATCCGGCATCAAGGAAGGCGACCAGCTCACCAAGGTCCTCAAGACCGTGGCCGACACCGCGCAGATCAGCGGCAGAAGCCTCACCGACATCGGCATGATCTTCGGTTCCGTCGCCGCCCGAGGCAAACTCCAGGGCGACGACATGCTCCAGCTCATGTCGAGCGGCATCCCAGTCCTCCAAATGCTCGGCAAGCATCTGAACAAGACCAGCGCCGAAGTGTCCGACATGGTCTCGGACGGCAAGATCGACTTCCAAACCTTCGCCGACGCCATGCAGGAAGGCCTAGGCGGGGCCGCACTATCCGCAGGCACCACATTCACCGGCGCCCTGGCCAACGTGAAAGCCGCGTTGAGCCGACTCGGAGAAACAGCCGCCACACCAGTCCTCGACGGCCTGCGCGGCCTGTTCAACCAAGCCATCCCACTCATCGACACATTCACCGCAGCCGTCACACCAACCCTGCAAAAAGTCGGAGCGGCACTCCAACAAGGTCTCGAGAACGCGATACCCGCCACACAGGCGAAACTCAAAAACCTTGGCGACACGATCTCCAACATCCCCGGCTTCCAGATGCTCGCCTCGGCGACGGCCAGCCTCAAAAGCCAACTCACTGGCCTCTGGAACGCAATCACATCACTCATAGGCGGACTCAACAATGGCGGCGAAGCCGCCACAATGTTCTCCACAACCGCCGGCGCGCTTGCGGGAGTGGTCGCTTCTGTCGCGCAGGCGTTGTCGAACGCGGCGGGATGGGCGAAGACGTTCGTCAACACGTTCATCGAGACGGGCGCGTTGCAGCCGTTCCTTGAAAGCCTGACCGGCGTCATCTCCGGCTTGGGCTCGCTGGTTTCCGGATTGGCGGCCGCGGTCTCGCAGGCCTTCGGCTTCAACGACAGCGCGCGCACCGCCGGTTCCGCGGCGCAGAGCTTCGCCGGACTGTTGAACACTTTGACCGGCGTGCTCATGACTGTGGGAGGCTGGCTGCAGTCGGTCGGACAGTGGGCGCAGCAGAACGGTGCACTGGTATCCGGCGCGTTGAAAGCCATCACCATTGCATTGCTCGCGGTCAAAGGCTGGGACATCGTATCGGCCGGATTGAAGGGAGTGTCGACCGCAATATCGGCCGTCACGACCGGCGCGCAGACGTTGACGGCTGCCGCGACCGGCGTTTCCAAAACGATCGATCTGATGATGCAATTGGGCGGTATCGTCCCAGCCTTGAAGGAGATGGCAGGCGGACTGAAGATCGTCACCGCCGCGCAGACCGCATGGTCTGCAGTCACAAAGGCGGCGACAGCCGTGCAGGTCGCGTTCACCGCGGTGATGAACGCCAACCCGTTCGGATTGTTCATCACCGCAGCTGCGGCGGCCGTGGCCGCGTTGACATGGTTTTTCACTCAGACCAAGGTCGGACAGCAGTGGTGGGCGTCGTTCACGTCGTTCCTTTCATCCGCTTGGCAGGCGACCGTCGGCAAGGTCACCTCTATCGGCCAGACCATCGTCACGTTCTTCACCTCGACGCTCCCGTCGGCAGTCCAATCCATAGGACAATGGTTCCAACAACTGCCCGGCAACATCGCCAGCTGGCTCGCCGGAACAGCGTCAGCCGTCGCCTCATGGGCCGTGAGCCTCGGCCAGTCCGCATTGCAGGCAGGCCAACAGTTCCTCACGAACCTCGCCAACGCGATCATGAACCTGCCAGAGACGATCGCCTACTGGCTCGGCTACACCGTCACGTCAATCGCGCTGTACGCGGTCGCGTTCGGCGCGCAGGCCCTCCAGATGGGCATGCAATTCGTGCAGAACGTCGGAACGTTCCTTACCCAACTCCCAGGGAACGTGGCCGCATGGCTCGCCTCGACAGCCGCGAGCATCGGCGCATGGGTGTCGTCCACGGCCATGCAAGCTCTACAGATGGGTACGCAGTTCCTGCAGAACGTCGGCACGTTCCTCACCCAGCTGCCCGGCAATGTGGCTAGCTGGCTCGCGGGAGCCGTAGCCTCAGCCTCGGCGTGGGTTTCCAACATGGCGTCGCAGGCCATCCAGGCGGGCAGCCGGTTCCTCACGAGCGTGGGTACGTTCCTCTCCGAATTGCCGGGACGAATCGGCTCATGGCTGTCCGCGACTATTTCCAGCGTTGCCAGCTGGGCGTCCCAGATGGGTTCCAAGGCGTCGCAGGCCGGCAAGCAGTTCGTGCAGAACATCGTCAGCACCCTGTCATCACTGCCGGGCCGCATGCTCAGCATCGGAGCGAATATCGTCAACGGCATCGTCAACGGCATCCAGAGCAAAATCGGCAGCATCGCGTCCAGCCTGCTCTCCGGCATCAACGACGCCATCTCCGCTGTCAAAAGCAAACTCGGCATTCACTCGCCGTCACGCCTCATGCGCGACGAAGTCGGCGTGATGATCGGCCGAGGCATGGCATTGGGCATCGACGATTCAGCAGCCGTGGTCGACCGGTCCATGGACTCGCTCGTCTCCTCGATGAGACTCGACGGTACGGACTGGTCGAAGACCGGACGGTTGAACGTCACCACGGCCACGTCATCATCCATGAATGGGGGAGTGGTGCAGAACTTCAACGTCAAGGTCGTGCGTGCCGATTCCGATCTGGCGGCGGCCAGCACGATACTTACGCGCAACGCACTCCACGCGGCAAGGGGAATCTAATGGTCGACATCGACTATGCGGAACTCACCGTCGGCTCCGACACCATCCGCTTCGATGGAACAGGTGCCGGAACCGACGGCTACTACATCACACAGGAAGGCATCGAAGGATGGTATTCGATGCCATCAATGCAGGTATCGTCCACGGCAAGAGGCCAAGGCGACGGCAACCACGACATCCAGGATGACGACATCCACTACGAGGCACGCGTCATCACCATGCACGCCATGATCGTCGGCAGCCGCATGGACACGCTCGGAAAACTTGCGCGCTTGCGACGATGCTCGCACCGGCATGTGCAGGTTCGCGTGGTCGACGAACTGATGGACGCCTACTGCGATGGACGCGCCACCATCAGCGCCACCGCTAAACGGGGCGAGCAGATCATCCCAGACGTAACCGTCACCATCGAATGCGACAGGCCGGAGATCCTATCCTTTCGACCGCAAAGGTACCAGCTGCTGCCACCGATCGAGTCGGATCGCGTGGGCCTGTCCTATGGCTCTGCGGCGAGGGGATTGGCCTATCCGCTGTCCTACGGCGCGGCGGCCGTGGACGCGAGGAACGTGTGCACGCTCGTCAACAACGGTTCCAGCCGCGCCTACCCGGTGTTCACGGTGCAGGGCCCGTGGCCGGACGGCGTGCAATTGACCTTCCCGGGCCTTGATATGAGCCTGGACTATTCGCAGGCGGTTGGCAGCGTGCCGCTCGTGCTGGACTCGCGCAGTCGTACGGCGAGCATAGGCGGTCTGGACGTGAGCCGCAACCTGCGCCAGCGCGGCTTTCCCACCGTGCCGCCGGGCGGCTCGACGGCGGTGAACCTGCAATCCGTCGGAGACGGGTACGTGACCGTCGAATGCCGTGACACCTACATGTGAAGGAGATTGAAAAATGACTACAGCTTTGGGAGTGGCCCCCGATTCGACCGGCAGGGGAGTGGACCCGCCGACCCACCGTCGAATCATCAAGGCGCACTGGGAGAGCACCGGCATCGTATGCGGCCTGGACGTGACGGGCCGCTCCGACCTGCGCTACAACGTGGCCGCGGGCGTGGCCGTCTGCTCGCGCGGCAATGCGGACGGATACACGGAAGCGTATTGGAGCGGCGGGCAGACGGCCGCCGTCTCGGCCGGCGACCCGTCGAACCCTCGCATAGACACCATATGGCTCAAGGCGTGCGACATCTCGCAGGGCGACGAGGACAACCAGGTGGCCGTGGGCGTCACGCAGGGCACGCCGTCCGCGAATCCGGCAGCCCCGTCCGTTCCGGCCGGCTGCACCAGATTGATGAGCATGCGCATGCCGGCCGGCGCCTCGTCCACCCAACAGGCCACGATGGTCGACACGCAGGATTACGCGATCCCCTACGGCGCAAGCCTTGGCATCCTCGCCCGCATCGCGGAGAACAAGGATCTGCAGGCGTCGTCCAATCCCGCGTACACGGCTCCTTTTCTGATCGGGACGTTCAAGATGCCGACCGACCGCAATCTGCTTTTGACCGTGTATGCGTGCGTGAGCACTCCGAACAAGGACGGGTCCAAGGGCGTGGCCGCGGTGCGGTTCGTCATCGACGGGAAGCTGTACACCACGAGGAAAATCGAATACACGGATTCGTGGGTGACGCATGAATGCACGTGCTCCCTCCGGCTTGCGAAGGGCCAGCACACCATCGGCGTCGCCATGTTCAACGAACATGGCCCGGGCTATGTGACGCATTACGGCGTGAAAGGCAATGGCGACACGTATGTGGGCCGCGTGCTCGTCGTCAAGGACGAGGGGGTGGCTAGATGAGTTGGCGCGCATGCCTGTGCGACACGATGACCGGCCTGCTCGGCCAGCAGATCGACATCCCCGGCTTCACGTGGTCGATGACCGTCGGCGACTCCAGCTTTTCCACGACGAGGGACAAGGGCGTGGGCGCGGACGAGGCGTCCGGACTCCAGTTGCCCTGGTCGCAGATCCCCGGTTCCACGCCGACCGCGCGGGCGGATGCCCTGATGTGCGGCAAACGAGGCCTCATACTGTTCTGGCATGGCGCCATGGACGGCGACGCCTCGTTGGGCACGCCGATCATCGGCGGCGTGTTCGGCGTCAGGTCGAGCAGCCAGCAGGATGTGAGCATCCCGCTGGACAGCATCCCGACCGTGCTGGGCGACAGGATACTCGCGCACGAGGGCGGGTTCGGCGCCAACCAGGCGCACACGGCACCCGGCGGATTCGCATGGCAGGGACTGTCGCTGCGCGCGATCGCATGCGAGGTGATCCGCCAGTGCACCAGCGTCAAGCCGGGCGGCACGCTCCCCATCGACCTGCCATGGATCGGCGAGCGGGGCAGCCACCAGCGCACGGACTACCAGGACTGGGACGTGCAGAACCAGTCATGCAAGCAGATATTGACGAAGCTCGCGAACGTGATCGGCGGGCCCGACATGCAGTTCCGCCCCTATCTGGCGGATTCGCAGCACGTGCGATACCGGTTCGAGGCGGGAAGCGACGGCGACGTGTACCTCGGCCAGAAGACCGTGCATTCGCTCTCGTACCATCCATGCGGAGGCACCATCGAGGGTCTGAAGGTCGACAGGATGGCTCCGACGCAACGCTTCTACGCGACCGGCGCCGGGAGCGATAAGGCCACCATCTGCTGTCTGGCCGAGGACCTGACCCTGTGCCATCGCAGCGACCCTTGGCCGTTGCGCGAAGGCGTGTACTCCGATCCCGACGCGAAGAATTGGGACGTCTTGAAATCGCACGCGCAGGCCAAGCTCGCGGCCAATTCCAAGCCCCTCATGCAATTGAGCGGCACCATCAACGCGAACGACGTGGACGCTTCCGGCATGCCGTTGCATGCGCTCGGCACGTTCTGGCCCGGCGAGATATTCGAGATTTCCATAACCGGGTTTCCCGACCTGCCGGACGGCATCTACCGTCAGCGGCTCATGAAGATGAGCGGCGACCAGACGGGCAAGGTCACACTCTTGTTTGATATTTGCGAGGACCCCTGCACCTGACGCATGGGTCCTCTCTATTTTGGAGGTTAACTCATGGCATCGCATGGCGAGATCAATCCAAGCGACATCGACCTGCTGCTCGGCACGAGCTTAAACGCTTTGGAGGTCGCGAACGGCCTGCTCACCCGCAGGAGCGGCGATGTGTGGATCGACACTGGCGACGGCAAGGGCGTCCTCGCCGGTGCCGGCGCGGCCGACGGCATCAACAGGGTCGACGAGGACGGCACCCAGCTGCCGCTCGTGGACACGAGCGGAATCGACAAGGCCGCGCGGGACGCGCAGAAAGCCGCCGATGACGCCGCCGCGAAGGCGGATGATGCTATCAGACAGGGCGAGCAGATCCGCCAGGACGCCCAGGCGGGCATCGACGACGCGCGCAAGCAGGCGCAGGATGCCGCCGCCAAAGCCGACAAGACGCGCTCCGATCTGCAGGCCGAGGTGGACGCGAACAAGAAGGCCACCGACTCCGCCATCGCCGCCGTGGATGCGAAGGCCGACAAGGCGCAGTCCGATCTGGAATCGCAGACGACGGCGCTCAAGGAGGGCATCGCCGAGGTGGACGCGAAGACGGATCAGATCAAGGCCGACGGTGACAAGCTCTCGCAGAGGGTGGATGCCGGCAAGGCCGAGCTCGACAAGAGCGTGGGCGATCTGGACGCGCGCGTGTCAGGCCTGTCCGGCAAAGGCGATCAACTGGCCGGTCGGATCACGGACATCAAGGGCACCGTCGATGGACAGCAGACGCAGCTTAAGGAATTCGACCAGCGGCTGACCGGCGAGATCACACGTGGCGACACGACGGTCAAAAGCGTGACCGAATTGAAACAGACCGTGACCGGCATCTCGTCCACCGTCTCGCAGACCGCGAAGACCGCGTCGGACGCGTTGAGCAAGGCGTCGCGGGTGGAGCAGACCGCGGACGGCATCAGGACCACGCTGAGCGAGGACTACACGAGCACGAAGGACATGGAACTGAAGTATTCCACGAAGACCGAGCTCGAGCAGACCGCCGACGGCCTGCGCTCGTCCATCACGTCCGTGAAAAGCACGGCGGAAGGGGCGGTGGAGAAAGCCAACAGCGCCCAGGAGACCGCCGACGGCGTGAAACGCACGCTCACGTCCGACTACACGAGCGCGAAGGACGCGGATCTGAAGTATTCCACGAAGGACGAATTGGAGGCCACGAGCGAATCATTGTCCTCCTCGCTGTCCTCGGTCAGACGGACCGCCGATGGTGCCGTGACCGCCGCTTCCAAGGCCCAGCAGACCGCCGACGGCGTGAGCCTGGACCTGTCGAAGAACTATCAGTCCAAGGCACAGGCCGACGCCACGTATGCGACCCGGACGAGTCTGAAGGCCACGTCGGACTCGCTGAGCGCGAGCATCACATCGACCGCGAAGACCGCACAATCCGCGGTGGACAAGGCCACCAGTCTCGAAGCGAATCTGAACGGGTTCAAAACGACCGTCAGCCAGACGTACACCACCAAGGACGATCTCGACAAGCTGTCTGTCGGCGGGACGAATCTGATAAAGGGGACTTCCGGTAATTGGTCCGATTGGATTGTGATAACACCGAATGCCTCAAACTTCTGCAAGGTCCTTGCCACCGTCGACACTCCCGATGGCCTTGCGGAAGGCGCGGACTACACCACTCAGATCGACATCGAATTTGCGGATGTCGCAAGCACTGGCGGGCATACCGCATTAGCCAACACGCAGGGTACTGTGGATGGATCGTGGAGTGACGTGTTCAACGTGTTCGCCGATTCGCTCTTGACCCGGCAAACACCTGTGAATGCCGTCTATCATCTGTCCCGGACGAACAAAGCTCGAAAATCGAATACCGCAAACCGAAAGTTTCAGCTCGGCATCCGATGCGACTGGTTTGCGTCCGGAAAGTTCAGGTGGCGGCGGATCAAGGCCGAGAAGGGGTCCAAGGCCACGGATTGGAGTCCCGCACCGGAAGACCTCCAGCCAGCCGGAGACTATTCCACCAAGTCGGAATTGACGCAGACCGCGGATTCCATCAAGGCTCAGGTGTCGGAGGTGTCGAAGACCGCTTCCGGCGCGATGAGCAAGGCCACCACGGTGGAACAGACCGCCAACGGCCTGTCCACCAGAATCACGGCTCAAGGCAAGACGCTGGATGCCACGACAAAGACCGCGAACGAGGCCAAGTCGACCGCTGACAGTAACAAGCAGACCATTTCACAGGTCAAAACAACCGCCGACGGAGCCGTGAGCCGCGTGAGCTCGCTCGAACAGAACCTCGACGGTTTCGAATCCACTGTCGCCAAGACCTACCAGCCCAAGGACGGCATGTCGGCTTACGCCACCACCAGTGCGCTGAAACAGACTTCCGACAGCATCACCGCCCAGGTGGCCGAGGTGTCGAAGACCGCTTCCGGCGCGATGAGCAAGGCCACCACGGTGGAACAGACCGCCAACGGCCTGTCCACCAGGATCACGGCTCAAGGCAAGACGCTGGATGCCACCGTTAAGACCGCGAACGAGGCCAAATCGACGGCCGACTCCAACAAGACCACCATCAGTCAGACCTCGAACCTCGTCAACGCGGCGCTTGCAGGTGACAACCTCATCACCGATGGCGGTTTCGAATCCACCGCATGGTGGATGGGCCTCAAGGCCCCATTCCGTATTTCTAACGGGTCGTTCTACCACGGCGCGCATGTCCTGGTCTGCGAGGCGGCCACCGGAGACAACCGATGCCCGTTGACCCATGCGAAAGGCATGGCTGGGACAGCCACCGCGATAACGGTCACCAAAGGACGCACGTATCGCCTGTCGGGCTACTGCGCCTGGTACGGGTCGGTCCCGTCGAACGTCAATCCGGGCGGTGACAAACTCAGATTGGCAAAACCAGACGGAACATACATCGCCGAGGCTCAATGCGGCAAATCCACGTCATGGTCGGAAACGCATGTCGATTGGACATGTCCAGCGGATGGTTCGATCACTTCGGTCCGGATCGAAGTCATGCACCAGGCCAATGGCACCATCCTGTGGGATGACGTGAGCTTCCAGGACATCACCGAGGCCGCGGCCACCAGCACGCGTGTGGCATCCGTCGAGCAGAATCTCAACGGGTTCAAAACCTCGGTGGCGGACACGTACCAGCCGAAATCCGGCATGGGCGGCTATGCGACGCAGTCGCAGCTGACGCAGACCGCGAATCAGATTCGCGGCGAAGTGAGCGAGAAATACCAGTCCAAGGACGGTATGGGCTCTTACGTCACGAATTCCGCCTTGACGCAGAAGGCGAATGAGATCACAGGCAAGGTGCAGGAGGTCGCCAAGACCACCCAAGGCAACACGACCACCATCAGCCAGGTCAGCCAGAAGGCCGACAAGATCAACACGACCCTGTCGCAGAAGATCGACGGCAAGGCCGACGTGAGCCGCGTCAGCTCATTGGAACAGAATCTCAGCGGTTTCAAGACCACTGTGGCGCAGTCGTATCAGCCGAAAGGTGATTATCCGACCCGCTCCGACATGCAATCCAGCATCAGCCAGACCGCATCCTCGATCAAAAGCGAAGTCGCGAACACATACACCACGCAGACCGCGACCGAGGCGTTGAGGAAGAGCGCGACCCGCACGTTCACGCTTACCGGCGCGAATGGCAAGGCGAAATGGGTGAAACTCGGCTATCTCACCAGCAACGGAGACAGTTCGAGCATCCTCCTGCACGTGTACTCCGGCAACGGCTACAACGGTCAAGCCAGTCAGAATGCGGAGTTCGAGATCTTCGTCAAGGACGGCTCGCAGCAGTCACCGTCCGCTACGGGCGCTTTCGGCGTGTCCGTGAGCCGCATCCGCGACGCCGACGATGTGAAGGTCAAGGTGATGGCGTTCAGCTCCACCACGTGCGACATCTGGGCGTACCTGCCATGGGCGTATTGGAATGGTCATTACACGTTGCAGGGCGACTACAAGTCGTGGCAGGACGGTCCGAACTGCGGTGGCACGAGGATCCAGGACGCGGAACCCACGTCGGGCGCCGCGCAGAACCTCGCCTACGACACGCTCAGCACGCGCAGTTATGTTGACCAGACGTCGCAGAAAGTCGCGCTGGGTGTCGTGCAGAATTATCAAGGTTCTGACGGTTCCGGGCTTGCCACGAAGTCGGACATCACGGCCGCGAAGACCAGCATCACCAGCACGGTCGCCAGCACGTATGCCACGAAAACCGGCGTCACACAGGAGATCGGCTCCAAGATCACGCAGAACAACTCCTCATGGGAGGCGCGATTCTACAGTAAGACCGAAACCGATTCGAAGGTCTCCGCCGTGGCGAAGACGTCCATGACGGGAGTGCGCGTCGAATACGCGTTGGCGGCGAGCAGCACGACCGCGCCCACGTCCGGATGGAGCACGACCGCACCGGCATGGCAGTCGGGCAGATACATGTGGCAGCGGACCGTCACCACACTGGGCGACGGCACATCCAAAACGACCGCGGCAACATGCATCACCGGTGCGACCGGTCAGACGGGACCGAAAGGCGCGACCGGCGCCACAGGGCCGCAAGGCCCGCAAGGGGCCACCGGCAAGCAGGGACAGACTGGAGCGACGGGCAATGGTGCTAAGAGCATCACGCCCGAATACTACCTGTCCACCAGCGCGACCACCCAGACGGGCGGCTCGTGGAGCCCGAACATGACATGGTCGAGCGGCAAATACCTGTGGACCAGATCCAAATGCGTGTGGACCAACGGCACGACCACCACCACGACACCGGTATTGGCCGACGCGCTCAACAACGCCAACACCACCGCCAGCCAGGCGGCAAGCAAGGCGCAGAACGCGCAGGACAGGGTCGCCGTGTTGGAACCATGCATCCAGATGACGTCGGACGGCGTTCAGGTCGGCAAGAAAACGAACGGCGTGTTCACCGGCCCATCCGCTTTGGTCGGCACCGACGGCGTCTTCCACGTGAAGAACAAGAACCCGTCCAACCGGATCACGGACGTGGTCCGTCTCGGGCAGGACGAATTGGTCGTCAAGTCGAAGATCGCGCGAAGCGGAGGCGATTTCATCGACCGTTTCATCATGGGCCCCTTTGGCGATGACCATTTCGCGATCAGGATGGAGCCGGCGCTGGCCGGTGACGGGTCCACCTCGTCCGAGCCGGAACAAATGTGGCAGACCGGATGGCAGGACATCGCTCCCGGCAAGGGATGCAGTGTGGCCGGCCACGCGGCATACGGGTATCGTGGCGGCTGCCTGCGGTTCCGCGGACGCGTCAAGACCACGATCGACGGCGACAACAGCCTCTTCGAGAATCCCGACGTCCTCAGACTGTGGACGTCGAGCCTGAACAGGAACTTCCTGCTGCCCGCCTACCGGAACAACACGCTCGGCTGGACCAACGCGTACATTCCGGCCGGCAGCAGGCAAGTGAAGATCTACGGCGTCTGGGACTGGGTGTCGCTCGACCAATTGAGCATCGCCCAATGATCCAAAACCACCATAAACCAACCAAGGAGGACGATATGTCTAACGAAAACAATGAACCCACCGGGACCACGGCGAACGTGGAGGACGGCATCCTCGACCTGCGGCCGCCGAAAGGCAGCCTCATCCGCCAACTGCTGCGCTTGGGCCTGACGTTCGACCACAAGGACGCGGACGGTGAGACATGGTGCGACTATTCGCGTGGTGTCACCGCCACCTTCACGGACCGGCAGGCCACCGAAGCCACCATCGCGGACATGGACACCAAGGACTCGCAGGCGATCACCGTCGAGCGGCTCGCGCAGGTCAACGAGATCAAGACGTGGCGGTCCGATGGGGCGTCCGACTGATGTTCCCACCCGACCTTTTCTCCAGCACTGAGTTCTGGACCGCGTTCGTGGTCGCCCTAGTCGGCGGCGGGGGAGTGGGCGCCATCATCGGCGCCGTCTCCAGCCGCCGCAAGGACACCGCCGACATCGCCGCCAAGGCGTGCGACATCCTGACCGATTCGGTCATCAAGCCTTTGCGCGAGCAGGTGGACGAGCAAGAGGGGCAGATCGAGCATCTGGAGAGGCAGCAGCGCAAGTACTTCGCGCTGGCAGCGTATACGCGCCATCTGTTCCATTGGCTGCAGGAGTTCTGCGAGATCACCAAACCGGAGTTCCTGGCCCGCCATCCTAAACCGAGTCTGCCGGACGAATTGCGCGCCGACATCGCGCCGGAGACCATCTCCCGGCAATAACCATTCCAGGGCCATCTCCTCGGAGGTGGCCTTTTCCTATGCCTAAGAAGGAGGCAATCATGGCGGAACACGCCAATGAAAAGAAAAGCACCAACAACGATCTGCCCGGTCTGACCGCCGAGCGCGTCAAGGCTGGGGTGACCATCGTCGTCACCCTCTACGCCCTGGCCAACGCCGGCCTGTCCCTGGCCGGCATCAATCCGCTGCCCTTCACCGACGAGCAGGTGAGCGCTTCGGTGTTCGGCGTCATCGGCATCGTGGGCACGATCTACGGCTGGTGGAAGAACCAGAACATCACCAGCGCCTCGCTCGCGGGCCAGCAGCTCGTGGACGCCCTGAAAAAGGAGGGCGTGGTCAACGGCATCAGCGCCGCGAAGAGCGCGGCCTTGAGCGCGGCGGCCGCCGTGGCCAGGACCACGCCGAAAATTACCGCCGACTCCGCAGAAACCGTGGCAGACTCCGATCTTGTGCCGGGCGGTGACATCCAGTGACCGGCGCAGGCTTCGCACGATGGCGCGGCAGCCCGAACCACTACGCCGGGCGCAACGGCTTGGGTGTCGACCACATCACCCTGCACATCATGGTCGGCAGGCTCGCGGGCACGGACTCGTGCTTCATGCGCTCCAGCTTCCAGGCAGCCAGCCATTACGGGGTCGGCGGCGACGGCAGCGTCTACCAGTGGGTCGACGAGGACGACGGATCGTGGGCCGACGCCAACTGGCAGTCCGACTGCAGCGGCGTCACCATCGAGCACGAGGGCGGCATGGACGGCATCCCCGTCACCGACGCGGAGGTCGAGGCGTCGGCCAAGCTGTGCGCCGACATCGCCCGACGATACGGCTGGAAGACCCTCTGGCACGACGCCAGCGGCAACCGGCACGGCAACATCGTCCTGCACCGAGAGGTGCCGGGCACCGACCACTACGGGTGCCCCGACAGGTGCGTCAACGCGCTGCCGGTGGACCGGATAATCGCAAGAGCAAACGAACTATTAGGAGGTGCCGAAATGGCATTGACGGATGAGGACATCATGAAGATATGGACGCACAAGCTCCCGAACGGAGCCTGTGTGAGGGATTGCCTGTCGCCGGCGATCCAGGACGTGTTCTCGATGCACGATAAAGGCCTGACCGGCGGGACGTGGCTGCACAAGCTGCCGAACGGCAGGTACGCGAGGGATGTGATCAGCGACGCGACCAGCGACGTCATTCGTCTCCACGACACGATGATCCCGCAACTGACGGCGCAGGTCACCGCCCTGACCGAGGCGGTCAAGACCCTGGCCGAATCCAAGGGAGCCGACCCCGACCAAATCGCCGCCGCGGTCGAGAAGGCCGTCAGGGCCAAGCTCGACAAACTGCAGATAACCGTCACCGATGGCCAGTGATTAATTTTCGGGTGTGAGACTCAATCTCGCGCCGGAAAATCGACCTCTGGTGTGGAAAAATTTGCGGCACTGTAGTGTCCGTGGAATTTTTTGCACCCTTATGCAATATTTGCCCCTCTCTCAGCTATGGCTGGGGGAGGGGCTTTTTTGTTGTTCGATGGCTTGTTCCGTGGCAACATTTTGGCAACATTTTTTAGAAAACGACGTGATTTTCGTAATCTCGATAAACATCGACAACAGTCACAAACCGTTGGAAATAAAGGAAAAGCCGCCATTTCTGGCGGCTTTCAATCCGTGGA